GACCACGGCGCGTCAGGGAATACTTGCGAGAGGACCGCCCAAGTGAATGTCGAACAATCTATTTTGCGAGTACCTGTTCGCAGAAGAGAAGGGGGTACGCCACGGACATCAGGCGGAAAATCCACCTGACCTCCGTAGACGTACCCCATCCAGCAGTCTAGGTTATTGCAAATCTGAGTAGTCATGTCCAACTTTAACAACGTCCCATCCAAAGTCTGTGGGGCTATACTCGTCGGCGTCGGGCTCGATTGTACTTTGAATAAATACGCCCGCACCCACAGGCAGAGTTCTCGCAACCCGCATTATCCTAGCTAAAGTGTTTGCATCGTACGCCTTGTCCGGAAGGATGAACAAACTGTCATCTGGGTCGAACAAGACAGCCGCAAGGGCCATAGCCAGTATAACCGTCTCTGCTCCAGACGGAACCAAATCAGCGTTAAAACAAACGCAGACGTCTCCGTCCGGCATGTCGACGATGCGGAGGCGGCGTGTCTTTACAGGCATCCAGCGATAAGCTTTCTTCTCAACGACATCTGCGATACGTCGTCCGAAGGACCGGATGCGATCTTGTACCTGCTTTAGTAGTCCCTGTGCGCTCTTCAGGTCATTCTCGGCGACCTCCTTATCAGCAAGGATGTCCTCGCTGCGGTGGTACTTAAGCACGATGTTCAGTTCCTTAAGCGTAGCTCGGTGTGCTGTGACGGACTTACGTAGCGTCTCCTCCATCTTCAGCAGGCCCTTACGGTACGAACCGTGTTGCGTAACCATCGCGTCCCATCGAGGGTAGTCGAGCTTCACCGGCCAGTCCTCTGACGAGTGTTCAAGTAGGAACCTGTAGAAAGCATCCCCGCTCCCTATCATGGCATCCATGCACTCCTTGATGACGTTCCTGTAGCGGTAGAAGCGTTGCTTGCCGTACTCGTAGTACCGCCCGTCGTTCATCTCTACGGCGACCTCCACGTCCTTAACGAGTTCGCTACTTGCTACCATCTGCGATAGCCGCCGCTTCAGCTTCACGTCCTTGCCGGCCATGTCAACGACTTGGCCGCAAAGGGCCAACTCGATTGCATGCGCCAGCCGGCTCTTACCTGCACCGTTTTTACCTAAGAGTAAAACGTATGCGGATTGAAAGTCCTGCGGCCTCGTTCCCTTTAGATTTGAGCGTACACTCCTAATCATACTTCACCTTCCATGTTGCATTCTTCAAGGTACTTCCTACCAAACTTGCTTGATGTGCGTACGTTTCTCATGGCGATAATCGGGGGCCCGTCAGAGGGCACGGACCACGGGACGATCTTCATCCCATTGTCCAGCACAATCTCCGTGACATCGTACACGGCGCTCCCCGCAAGACGGCTCCAACGCCGACGCTGCTTCACCTTGATAATCTTCGCACCGATAACTCTCTCTGTATTCATACTTCCCTCCAGTTGTTGCCGATGTCGGCTTCTGCTGTGAATGTGACGGGTAGACCATCCACCCGCCTTGTTAGTACTTCTGTAATCACCTTGGCCGCGTCATCGGCTTGAGACTCGGGGACTGCAAAGACCACGGCGTCATGAAGCTGATTGACAAGACCAAGCTTGTTCTTAAAGTCGAAAGGTAGATGCTCCTCTACCAGTTCGATCATCGACAGGCCCACCACGGCGAAGCCGCCAGCCTGTACGCCAAAGTTAAGAATGGCGTTGTAGTCCTCTTGAGCGAAGTAACGGCGTCGCCCAAGGACGACCTCCTCTACGTAATGATTCACACGACATGACTGTAGTGTGTCCTTCCACCAACGCTTGAACTCCGGGGCCTTCGTCTTCCACTTGCGATGCAAGGCGCGAATCTGACGTAGGTTGTAGTGGGCATACAGAAGCTTACCCTCCTCGTCCTCACCACGGCTGATGATCTCGAACACCTTAGGGGCGGCGGCACCGTAGAGTGACGCAAAGCAGATGGTCTTAGCTAGATTCCTAAGCTGCTTGAACTGCCCGGTGCCCTTACCCATCTTAGTGTCCGGGGCCCCTTGCTGTTGCCAGAACTTCTCCCCAAACATCAACTCCCCGGTAAGGTTATGTGGATCGATCTCTCGCTTCTCAAAGGCGTCAAGGTAGTGCGTCGCCCCAGCCAAGGCGGACGCAAAACGGAGTTCCAACTGATCATAGTCTGCACCGACGAAGACACAGCCCGGAGGAGGGACGAAGATATTGCGTAGCTTGTACGGGATGTTTTGGAAGTTAGGGTTACTCGAACTGAGTCGTCCGGTAACTGTTCCATGTGAATTGTAGTCCGGGTAGACATAGCCGTCCTTTACCAGACCAGCGTCCGGGGCCAACTTAAGTAGGTAGGTAGATAGAAGTTTCTTGCTTCTGCGATAAAACCGAAGTGCGTTTATGAATTCTCGTTGCTCGTCATCCAGCCACGCACTGGCCGAGAGTGAGCGCAATACGGCGGCTCCGACGGATTCGTCCCCGCTAGCGGTACGTTCCTGTACCGGTAAGTTCCAGTGTCCGAATAGCAGATCACGAACCTGTGCGTTAGAGTTGGGGTTCATTCCGGGACGGTGTTTGTGTATTACTTCGATCCACTTGTTAGCTGCTTCTTCCTGCTGTGCTTGATGCTGTCGGCGTGCCTCTTCGTCCACTCGCATACCTAAGCGACGCATGCCAACGCAGATGTCCTGAAGCTTAGCGTCAGTCTTATACAGGTGACGTTGCTTCCTCTGGCGAGCCTGACGCTCCAAGGGCTGTACGATACGCGCGGTGACGGCAACGTCAGTCGCACAGTACTCGAACAACTCTTCATCCGTCCGGGCCGTAACACCGGTATGGTCTGCCTTCCATGCAGGGACATCCGTCTCAACGGAGCCTACGAACCCAAGGCTGTGCCGGTACTCGGAAGCCGCAAGCTTATGTAAGATTAGAGTATCCAGAAGCGGGTACGGCGTTACACCTAGATGCGACTCGACTACCATCCTGTCAAAGTAACCGGCGTTGTGCCCCACCTTCTGGAAGCGCTCCTCGGCGAAGACGTCATGAAGAATCTGCTTAACTTCATACTCGTCCTCTTCCGAGTAGAATCGCACCAGCCCGTCGATGCTAACGAAGGGCACGATGTGTACCTCGTCCTCGGTACCGATACCGATACACCGAAGGTCAGCGTTAAGCGCGTCAATGCCATCGGTCTCAACGTCGTACGTAATGCGGTACGATTTCTCGTCCAGTAGACGTAGGAAGAACCCGGCCAACTCCTTGGGCGTTGGAGTAAACACGACCTTAGGTTCTTCCCAAGTAAGTTCATCTCGCGAATGGCGTACGGCCTTCGCGATGTCGCTAGCTAAGACTGGAAGCAGTTTCATCTGCTTAGCCACTACGTGGGGCGCGTAAGTAGGAAGCACCTTCTGCTTACCTACGAAGGTCGGTCCGCCCCGCACTGCCTCCAGCGATACGTTACCGCGCATCACAGCCTTAACGGCGTGACTTCCAAGCGGGACCACCGTCTTATATTCCTTGAGGTGGTCGCGCAAATGTTCAGCGCACGCTGCGACTGGGGACAGGAGCGGTGCCTCCCCGTTCGACTTACGCTTACGGTTCATGCGACGCACCTGCGCGAGGAACGTCTTAGGGTCGTCACCGGGCCAACGGCATCCGATAACGTGACCCCATGATATGGAGTGCCGGTCTAAGCCTGCATTCTTAAATAGCTTTAAGAGTGTAGCTCCGGCGCTGTCGGTCAGTGGGCGGCCAAGCTCTGCGTCTAGCTTGGACGGTCCCTCCCCTAAGACAAGGATGTCCGCCCCTTGGTTTGTTTCAAACTCGACGGGGCTCCAGCACCCCGCATCTTCCCAGTGCTTTTTAAGTGGGCACTGCTCACACTTGGCTTTATCGAACGCCATCTGCCCCCCTAAAAGGAGGTGCCTTACGGGAAGGCCATCACCCCTTCCCTACTCGACACGGGTAAAACACTCAACAACAAAACCCCACGCCAAGATTAAGACACCCCCTTGAAGTAACTGAGGGGCGCTTCACGGGGTAACCAGTCCCTACTGCGTGTTAGCCAAGGAGATGAAGAGGCTACACGTAGATTGAAGCGCCCCAGAACATTACACGTTGATGAAGTCGCCCAGAGCATCGTCGCTCGAAGCAGGGCCATTGCTGGTCCGCATCGCTGACTTAGCCTGAGCCGGGGTCAACCACTTACGGGTTGGCCAACCGCCTTCCTCAACTGCTGGAGCAAAGTAACAATACCCAGTGAGTCCGAGCAAAGACTCCTCCAACGTCTTCTTGATGTCATCCATGCTCGAACTCGCGCTACCAAACGTGGCACGGATCTCCGCAGGGCTCAATCCCATAGAGGTAAAGAACCTCATCCAAACGCCCTTGACCTTATCGTCAGCACTCTTGGGGATGTTGATGCCATCCTTGATGACGCACCCTTCCGCATCACCGTCAATGACGGTAGCGTGAAGGCTGACCCGGTTGTTGCCAGACTGAGTCGTATACGTATCAATCGCAGTAAGCTTGACGTGGTACACGCCTTCGCCTGCTGGTGGCTGGGTGAAAGAAGTCGTCGTACTAAAATCAAAATTAAACATTGTTCATTACCTCACATCGAATCAATAAAGTTTTGCAGCATGTTGCTGCTGTGTTTACGTAAAGACGCACGGTCAAGCGCGTCCATGAAGATCCAGCGTACAAACTCTGGACTCCCCTCCGTCGCATCCATCAGTTCCTTCTGATGCTCGACGAAGACCTTCTTAACTGCCCCCGGCTTACCGTCCAGTGCAGGAGCCAAGGCTAGGCTCAGTTTCGCTACATGTTCTTCAAAGTATGCTAGTTCTTCAGGGCGTGGTAAGTCGTACCCTGCGCTAAGAAGGACATCACGTAGGTTCATCGGGAACCTCTCCGGCGTGATGGCCAACCGATCGCCTGTAATATAATCCGAATCCGGTCCCGTCTGAAGGACGTGGGGCCAGCCCTTGGCCTTCTTATCGTAGACCACGCGAGCGCAAATATCCCACATGGCCGGAAGCTTCTCTGGAAGCTGCCACCCCGGCACCATCGGACATCCCTTCACCCAACGCTTCTGGCCGTCCTGTCCGACTTCCTTAGGTGCCTGCTCGTGCATCGTTACGAAGACGTGGCAGTCAGCATTCCGAGCCGCCTCGATGAAATCGTACACCCGCTTGTTGAAGTTATCAAACGCTCCCCAACCAGCGACGGCCTTCTTGCACTTAGCTAGTTCCCAATCAAGAATGATGCTGAAGTCATCTACGATAATCGCGGGGTAATCTTTGGCGTGCTGCCTGATGATCTTTGTGATCTCAGGCAGGCCGACCTTACCTCCAGCTTCAACGGACTTGGGCTCACGGGACAACCATCCCTTACAGAGCAACGCGCCTCTCGGTGCGATGAACAGTCCATTCGGAAACGACCTAATCATTGCGAGTGTCTTACCACTCTTCGCAGGACCGTAGATCCCGCCAAACACATACTTACTCATTTCATTCCTCCCCACTGACAACTCGATAAAAACTTACATGGGCCGAAGTTCCAACAGGCTCCCCCGTGAAACGCACCCGGCCACTCCATTGCTTCTCTGTCTGAATACTTGTGGACCATCTGTTCTGCATGCAGGATGGTCGACTTAAAATTCGCTACGGCGTACGGAGCAGGCTCAACGGGCACACGAGTAAACATCGGTGCCTTACCTGACTTCGGCCACTCAATGACATTGAGCAGCACGCCTCCCCATTTCTCCTTATACTTAGCTTGTCCGATCATTTGGTAACCGACCATCTGGCCGCTGATCGAGTACTGGCCTAACGACCTACCCGACCAACGGCCAGCGGATTTGTGATCTACGTAATATATCTTACCAGATATTGGGTGCTCCCAGATAGCATCGACCCGCTGTGTATACAGGACAGATTCATTACGTTCCTCATCAAAGACGTGGACCATGAGTTCATGTTCCACGGCCTTGGTAATCCAGTTCTCCGAGTTCCAATGAAGCTGGTAAGCGGCCAACACTTCTAGGATCTCGTCTACATACTTAAGCCACGCAGCCCGGACCCCACCGGGCTGCCTCTCAGCTAACTCGACTACGGCTTCAGCCGGAGTAAGTAGCTGGTCTTCCTTGCCCTTCCACTCATCCATCTGGAGAGCGTAGTGATGGGCAATACCTACGTGGATCATCGATCCTTTGACCAACGCTTCAGCCGGGGCCATAGTCGAAGCGGGCGTATCTGCTAAGTACTTGAGTGCATATAAGCGCGGGCACTTCAGTACAGTCTGTAACCGGTGCCATCCCTTGCGAGATGGGCCCGGATCGATGAGATGTTTCATGCTTCCGGGACTTCGTTTAGGTTGTGGAACAAGATGTTGCCGTTACTCTCCGGGCCGGTAGCGAACGGTAGTTGTGTATGGTACGACTTGTCTACCATCCTGAGCAACACGGGTAGCGGTAGCTTCGACAGAAGGGAGATGGCACAGACCACCTCAACAATCTGCTCAACTACATAATGCGAGTTCTCCCCCTCGCAGTGCTTACTTACTGCTTTGGCCAACGCTAACTTAAAATCCAAACTTGTTTCTTTATCCAAGACTCACCTCCAAAATTGAATTGATTAACTCTTCCTCATCATCGACCCCCGCTAAGGTATCAGCCAAACCTTCGGCCTCCTCATCGAGAGTGATGTCTGCAACATCCTCCAGCTTATCCAGCAAGAGGTCTGCTACATGCTCATCAACGGTACCTTCCGCGATGAGATACGTAATCAGAACCGGGCGGTCTGATCCGTGTCTACTAAATCTCCCTTCCGCTTGGGTTACTTGCCCCGGTGTCCATGGCAAGAGTGCGAAGTAAACGGAGTCAGTACATTGGAGACCATCAATGGCCTCACCAAAAGCATCCGTCGTACCGACGAACACCGCTGCTCCATCCCTCCCCGCAAACGCCTTAACCTCGTCCTCTCGAACAGACAAGCTATCGCCGCCATGTCCAGAGAAAACCGGCACATTCAGCGATGCAAGCTTCTTGCTGATCGCCTTCGTCAGTGCCGTACAGTCCTGCCGTCGCCCCGTAAAGACTACGACCTTTTCCGTACCTGAGAATATATCTTCCCAGACATGCTCTACAACTAACTTACGTTTCATCGTAGCAGTCTGCATCAACTGTGTTTCGAATAACGCAGACGGCCCTCGCTTCGCTGCGCTCTTAAGCTCCTGCCTAAAGCTAGCGGCTCGAACAAGTTCACCCGCACTGATGTAAAGCAGGCGGCGACGCTTAGGCGGCAACGACCGGGCCATCTCCGCATAAGAAACTGCATGCGTCAGACCGTCCAGCGTATCCTTAAGCTCATCGCAGTTACTCTTACCCGACGTATCCAGTCCACCATATTGACCGGGACGTGCATCACAGAAGTAGTGCATCCAATCCCAACTGGAGCCGTGACGACCGGGCTGGATTAAATCTAACTGCCCCCATAAGTCAGAGCGTCGGTCACGGATGGGCGTAGCCGTAAGGCCCAGCCTTCGGTCGGCTAAGCGGGCTAGTCGTGCTGCCGCTGAAACGCGATTATTTAACCAGCGGTAGCCGTACCCTCCGGTAATCGTAACGTAGCGTTCCTTACGTTTATGGGACTTGCCCTTATGTATCTCGTCGAACACGATGGATAACTCGTACGGTTCACTGGCTGCCCACGTAAGCAGGGCCTCTAGCCAATGCGGAAGTATCTCCCAAGAGATAACAACCGCTTCGACTTCATGATCGATGGGCTCGGCTCCCTGACCACTAAGTATCTGTAGCTTAAGGTCAGTGTACTGTGCTGCTTCCCGCTGCCACTGACGCTTAGTCGTAGCGCGAGTCACTATGATCTTCTTCTCTCCTTCTTCTCCGCTGATTAGAAACAGTAGGGCTGCTAGTGTCTTACCGGCACCGCACGCCCACCATAGATTAGAACCTTCGTTCCCACGCTGATGCAACCAAGACCATGCTTCACGCTGGTAAGAGGTAAGGAACCCATCCAGCACCCACGGCTTGACTCGATTGCGAATGCGGGGAACTTCCCAAGGAAGCTCCTCATTCATCTTATGCCTCGATTATTTCTGTTGGTAACAAGTGGAAACTAATCCACGCTAAAACGTCTCGTGAAAGACCGCTTAACTCTACATCCGCCCCATCGATACAGAGGTCTACGTTGAACATCTCGGAGACTGCAACGTAGATCAACCGCTCTTCAAAATCGGGGGCCTCATCAAGTTCAAGAACGAGTGTCATACATGAAGCTTAACCTTCTTGCGGCACGCCTTCTTGCTACTCGCTTTCTTTTTATCCGGATGCCGCCCTGCCTTCGCAGACCGAGCCATCATGTTCACTACAATCATATTCCTCTTCTTCATCACTTACCTCTCTTTGGATCACAATGACTCTATTCTGCGTTTCAATCCAGCAGTGGGCACCACAGCTTAACGGATCGTGCGGGCGATAAACCACGCGTGCGATCTCGTGCGTGCCTGTCTGCTCATCTAAGATAACCGCCTCATGACCGTAGCGGTTATCCTTGTAGGTCTTAACGGTGAGGCAAGGCTCGTCCGTGCCGTGCTTCCTATTCGCCTTAATCACATGTTGATTTACGTGTACAATCGTCTTCATCGCATCTCCCTTCTTCCTATGTTAAGTCTCCGGCATGGACCCACGCCGGAATACCATCATCTTTGTTTGGTTATATTTAACTAGCTACGTACTTATCTCAGTCCCACTCGGTATTTACTGGGCGGGCCTTGGCCTTGGTTGGTGGTAGCTCTTTACGTAAGAGCTTCTCGAACTCCCGACCATGCTTACAAGTGCAAGGGACGATCTTTCGATCCTCCCCGTGACGCCACCCAAGAATACTAAGGTATCCTTTATTCAAACAATACGAGCAGGTCTTAGCCATCACTCACCTCCGAAAGTTATAGACGTACTCATCTCGTGTGTCTGCATAGAAGTCAGCCTGCTCTTCAGCAAGCTGAACGCATATCGCACAGCGTCCGTGCTTCAGCCTTAAGGTGTCAGCCTTACAAGATCCGCACCAGTCTTTGTAACCGTTAACGTACTCGTCGTTACCGTTACCATCCGTGTACCATACCGGGTCCTTCCTATTCTCTTTGCTACTCACTCTTCACCCCCTAAATCTAAGCTGATTACTTCTGGGTAAACCACGGGCTCCGAACTCTCTAAGTGAAAGCAGTATTCAACCACGTATTCATGGGGCTGCCGTGCTGCCCTAGCTTCCGCCACGTCCGAGAATAACGAGCGCGGGTTACCGTCTGCCGTCTCTACTGAATACATATACATTCTATTAAGCATCATGCACCTCCGTGTTGCTCTTCTAAGAGAGCATCCATCAAGTCATCTGCATCCTCGCCCGACTTCAAAATCTCAAGCTGCTCTGGCGTTACGTAAAGCCCCATGGGCCTGCACGCTGTCCAAGTATAGCCATCATCAAGAACCCAAATCTTGTGGTAGGGCACCTTCAACTTATCCACGTCCATATCTTCTACTCCTTTGCGACTAAGTACATCACCTAACGTCTTAAACAAATCATCAATCATCACTCACCTCCTTTCGAATAACCATCTTTAAACCAACCTTCTCCCTTAAGGATGAAGCCACCTAAGCTCACGAGCTTAGATACCTTAACCCCTTCGCACTTCGGACATTGAACCGAAGGCGAAGCGGCCCGCACCAGCTTTTCAAACTGATGCGAGCACGCTTCGCAACGGTATTCGTAAATAGGCATAGCTACCTACTACGACAGTTCACGAATCGTGTGCGCCGTAATGTACTGCTTGATGATGAACCTAAGCTGGTTCGACAGCGGGCGCTCTTCGGCATCCGCAATCTGCTTAAGGGCATCGTGCATCGCATCAGTCATATACAGCATCACTGCCTTCGGAAACTTCTTACTCACATTAGTCTTCTTTCCCATACTTCACCTCCTTATGGAGCGGGGATTGCTCCCCGCCCCGTTAACATTAAGCCGCAATCAGCAGGTCAAGAGCCTTCTGATTAAGGGCATCACCACTTCCAAACCAAGACGCTTCAAGAAGCCGCTCTGCTCGGCGACGCTTGTAATCCTTAGCATTCTTATCGCCAGCGTTAACGCGAGCGTGATGAGTTGTGAACTCGGTAACGGCGTTGTACGCCCCCCAAGCCGTGCCTCTTACTCCAACGATGTCAGTACCAACACCAGTCTCGAACAACTCGTTAAGCTTCTCGCGCTTATTATTAGTCATTGTCCAGCTTCGACCGGGCTTCTCCTCATCCTTGACTTCAGGCAAAGGCATGAGTACGTCAAGCAACTCGGCCCACTGGGCTGAGTTAACCTGCTTCCGAGCAAGTCCCTTCATCGTTTCTGCATACACTTCGGCGTTATCAATAGCCAGCCCAAGAACACGCTTGGCCTCATCGATCTTACCCATAGCCGATGGCGTATGGCGGATCTTAACCATCTTGTTGCCGTTCTTCTTAGCTTCACCAAGAGCGTAGTTGGCCGTGTTCTGGCAAACAATCCGAGTTCCAGTAAAGAACGCGGTCAAGTTTGTACGACCATCTTTCCCATCAATCAAAGCAAGGTAAGGCTGGACTTCATCGCCGGGAACCGGAGCGAACGTAAGGTTGGTTAACTCTGCTAGCAACCAAATCTTACGACCACCATGAAGCGAGCCTGCCGTATGATAACGAATCAGGCGCTCCGGGCCAGCCAGTGCATCCATGAACTCAAAGCATTCAGTATTCTGAATCGGCGTATACTGATTGCCAACCACTCCCAACACGGTCTTCGTATCGTCCCTAACAACTGCGTAGTTATTAGGAAGCTCGATGTGCGAACCGTCCTTATCGTATTCAGCGAAGACTCGCTGACATCCGACGCTCCAATCCAAACCAGCAGCAACGATAGCTTCTTCAGCCGTTACTGCATTATCGCCAACGTACTTACCAAGACCATGCCAAGGCACATTCCCGACGTACATCATGTTAGCGCGACCATTACTCATATCAAGTGCATGCGACATTATGCCACCTCCATATCAAAAACTAGGTATCTTCCACACTGCATAAAGATATGCAGATTCTCATTAGGGTTATCATCACAGTAAGCCATTGCTTCCTCCACAGTTAAAAACTTAGCTATTGCTCTCATCACTTCACCTCCATGTCATAGACGTGGTACCGCCGATCATATTCTTTGATTATAAACAAGTTCTTCTCGTCATTCTCTTCACAATATTTAATAGCGTCTTGGATAACTAGAAACTCAGCTACTGACTTAATCACTTTCAGCATCACTCACCTCCTTCAACAAGTTAGGGTCTCTCTTCATAAGCTCGGCATCTACCATGAACTTAAGCTGGTTCAAAGTATTAACTTCCAGCCGGTCCATCTCTTTAGCCAGCCCATCAATGAACGTACGTTGTTCAAACGGGACTTCATAAATCGCGTGCCTAACCAAGTCTTCTGGGTGCTCTAGCGAAAAGCGCCGTAAGAGTTCATGCCTTACATCATACTTGAGCAAGTCATCTATTGGTATCTCGACCGCACATCGAACATAATCTAAAATATCCATATCGTCATCTCCTAGCCGGCGAGGCTATTTCCGCCAGCGACGACAATGTAGCCGGTTGGGTGTGAGCCGTCAAGCAATCCGCCGATTGTCGGCGTTGTACCTCGGTCGACCACCAGATGTTTGCCACCTGTTTTCTACCGTGCTACATTGGGTGTGCCCCCCGAACCACGGGGCGAAGGAGATGACGATATGGAACATAAATATAGATTGACTAAGAACTCTAACAACGGGAAGACCGGTGGAGGCGTATACGTTACGACTACCAGTAGGTCATCTTGTTCAAGCGCGTGCCCGTTCAAAGCGGAGTACGATGAAGACGGTAAGATTATTTACAAGGGCTGCTACGCCGACCAGTTCCACATGAAGATGCATTGGGATAAGGTATCTTCAGGTGAACGTGGCGATACCTTAGAGGAGTTCATTAAGGACGTCCACGACCTACCTTACAGAGCGCTCGTGCGCCATAACCAAGCGGGAGACCTGCCCGGTGATGGCCGCCGTACGTTGTTTAGGGATGAGTGCTTTAAGCTAGCTAAGGCGTTCAGGCGCGTACTTGCTTGGACGTATACGTCATATCCATTGACGGCGTTCAACATCGAGACCCTTAAGGAGATGCTGCGGAAGGGCTTCGTAGTTAACAAGTCATGCTATTCGCTTGATCAAGTGGACAAAGCGATGGACGAGGGCATCCCTGCGACGGTGGTGCTACCTTCTAATACCATGAAGGGCAAAGTAAGCACGCCGCAAGGTCGGACCGTGGCTCGCTGCCCCGCTGAACTAAGTAAGAAGATTAACTGCGGTAACTGCGGCGGAGCCAAGGGCCCCTTGTGCTTAAGGCCCGACCGCGACTTTGCTGTGGGCTTCGTGGCTCACGGTATCTTTAAGAAGAAAGCTGATGCAATGCTTGGAGGTGAATGATGGGATTCTTTAAAGAACTTCAGATGGCTATAGATAATGGATACAACGCTGCGTTCATCTTTGATGCTGGACGCGTTACCTACGGTACCTTTAGTACCAATGCAAGTATTCGTAGACACGCTCGCCATAAGAAAGCGCAAATCGCTATTCGCTTAAGTCCGGACGGAGAAAATCCCGTGCCGGTCTACCGGGCCGCCGACCTTAAGGAGCGGATGCGAGAGCTTTTGGTGAAGCTGCTGCATTTAACGTGAGATAAAATCTCTTAAGGAGTCCTTATGAACTGCCCTTATTGTAATCATTCGACCAATCGCGTCATTGATACGGCGCAAAGTTCTAAAAGCTATGTAGTTAACAGAGGTAAGTATTACCTGTGGCAATGGGGGATTCAGATGACTAAGTCCATACCTAAGCAACACGATTCATTCATTGCGCGTAGTCGTAAGTGTAAGAAATGTGAGCGAGCGTTTAGGACGGTAGAGACCATTCAGAAGTCTTAAGTTCTTATACTTAAGTACGCACATGCCGGCGTGCGGGCGCGAGATTCGCCGAAAGTCGGCGTTTGACCTGCCTGTTTGACAGCACCCGAGATGCCGGGTTACATTGCCGTCAGCCGAGGGGCAGGAGGGAATCGAAATGAGTTATCAATCTTTGAATATGTTCGCTGGCCGGATTGAAAAAGAACTTAATAAGACTTTGGAGAGCGGTCGTTATAATAAAGAATACGTTCTTACTATGACGATGACCCTCCATTTCCTTAAGGCGTTGAAGCGGTTTTACTAGGAGGTAATGATGAATAGTGCATTGATTATGTACTCGGTGTTGGTGTCCAGTTTGTTCATGTTGATTATTTACATTTGTGAGGTGTGAGATGGGAACTGTTTATACTGAAGTAGCGATTGATACAACGATTGAATGCGAAGTCAGCCTTGATGAATATCAAATCATGGAGATGATTTGCGACGACGGCATCACGTTTAATGACCTTCTTGGTTATGGCGCGATTGATGAAGACGAAATCGTTCAATACCTTAAGGAAATCGGCCAGACCCCGGCGACAGCGATTACCGCCAAGGAATATCTTGAAGCGTTGACTGGAAGCACTGATGTTAAGACCCAGCTTGAGGAGCTTAAGGCGGAGAACCTCTCCCTTAAGGAAGAACTTAATGCGGTTCTTAAGTGCAAGCAGGCTCTTGTTGAGGCTGTCAACATGCTTAATCGCATTACTGATATTGCAGCAGGCAAGGGCTACTGGGCTCTTAAGGGAGCGCTTCAAGAAGTTGATGCTGTCGGGGTGGAGCCGCTTAAGGAAGCGTTCCCTCTTCCATCAATGGAAGGGATGCACCTTGTTGATGAAGATGAGGAAGATGAGCCTGTGGTTCCGTGGCATGGTGTTCCTTATCCTAAGCTGGATGATGATGAGCCGCCGACGACCTTTAAGACGGCGGATGAACTTGATAACGAAGGAGGTGCATGATGTTTACATGCTTTGAATGTGAATCAGAGAATGTGAAAGAGTTTGAAGTAAAGAAGTTCGAAACCGCCACGGAGAAGCACGTTGAATGCTTGGATTGTGGCGATGTATGGATTGAGGCTGAGTTCTTTAGCCCCGTTGTTAAGAAAGATGAATCAAATGAAGGAGGTGCATGATGGGAATCAGCGACAGAACTTTACATAATCGGTACGACATCGTTAGCGGTAGAGGCGGTCGAGTTAATGATGGCTGGAAGCCGCCCCACATAAATAACGGGTTCCGTAGATCCTACGTGTTTAAGAATGGGTATGAAGTCTCCATCGTATGGCACGACGGCTCTTACGGAGGCTCCGCTTGCCTATTTGAAGTAGCCATCATCGACCCTTACGGTGCGTTCGTATACGATGTCATCGAAAAAGATCAATGCGATGTTTATGGATGGCTCGACTTCTATGGAGTCGTGGTCCTTATGGGTAAGGTAGAGGCGCTGCCGGACCCTCGAAAGCTATCCCAAACGTACGCTTCTGATACGGAAGCGCAACTAAGAGAACTACTGGAAGGAGGTGAAGCATGAGTAACTTAACGCGGCGCGACCCCTTCGCTCTTGCGGAGTGGGTCGTTAGTACTTGGACGGAGGATGAACTTAAGGAGCACGCGGTTATGGCAGTCGTTGGTAAATACCACAACGACCCCGGCCAGTTTGAACAGGACTTCGAGTTAATGAAAGCAGATAAGGAAGGTGCATGATGGATACGACTATGGAACTGGTGACGAACTTGATGTATTACGATTACAACGAGCCGAGGTGCAACATCTTAAGCGCTGCTTACGGTGGCACTCCGAGGGAGTGGGCCGATAAGATTGACGCTTACGATCCTTATGCTCGTGAGAAGCACGACAAGCTTAAGAACCGTGGCATCTTAGGGCTGTGGGCTGAGCTTGATGATCGCAATCGTAGGAACCTACTTAAGGGACTGGCATCGTACGTTGCTCGCCTTAAGGGTTACGTCGTTGAAGATCCGTTCGAGACTAAAATGATTGAGGAACATGAGGCTCGCTTGGACACCGAGTACTGTGATGTTCCTTAAGGAAGCGGGGGGTCTTAGGTGCTTAAGGGCGTTGGGGTTAGGGCGCTCTTGACACCTAAGTCGCTTCCGGGGGCCGTTCTTATCGTGGGGTATAAGGACGGTCCCCTCATTATCTCTTACGTAAGGACATTCGGTAACATATAAGGACAAGTAAGGACACCGAAGGACGCTTACGAAGGCTTAGTAAGGCTAGGAACTATGCTTAGCGCACCGTAAGGTGCTATCTAAGCTACTTACTAAGGCTTCGTAAGCGTGATAGTTCTTCCATTTTCCCTTACTTTGCTACTTGCTTAGGCCTTCTTAGCTTCTTTAGTTCCCTTTTCCTTCTTGCTACTTACTTCAGTCATATTACCCTTACATACTTCCCTTTTACTTAATTCCTACTTGCTTCTTGCTTCTTTTTTCTATCACGATGCTACTCGCTAGCGTCACGTTACCCCCCGACGCTACTCGCTAACGTCACGTTAAGGGCTACACACTATCACAGAGGGCTACCCGCCCCTTGAAACCGCACCGAGCGTGATAGACAAGCAAAAAAGCAGGGGGCCGAAGCCCCCCGCGCTCGGGTCATTCTCCTTCGCTGAAGATGTCGTCGCGAATCTGGTTCTCAAGGTCAGCGTAGTAGTCGTTGCTCCCAATGTAGTCGTTGGGGGGTGAGAGTTCTCCGTTTTCAATCATCGTCGCGTGGTCGTTGGTCCCGCACTCCGAGCAAGGCCCAAGGGCCGCCTCAAGCTCAGCGACACGGGCCTCCAACTCTTCGTAGGTCAGCTTCCGTGGCAGGGCCGCGACCTTTTGCATCATCTCAACGACTTCAACAAAGTCAAGCCAACCCTCGACGTCCGACGTGACGGGCGTCTTGTAGTACAACTCGCCCTGCCATGTCACAGCCGCCTCGAACAAGCACTTGTCAGCACCGTAGGAGTGGCCTCCCCAGACGACTGACATGCCGTACCCGTTCTCGAACGTGTACTCCCGACGGAACTTGTTGTCGTGGCCAGCAGGCGACCAATCCGAGTCCTTTGTGAAAGGGGCCTCACTCTTCGCAATCAATTCTTTCAACTTGCTCAACATTCTCATTCTCCAGTGGGGGGCATAGCGCCCCCCGTGAGTGGTTTACTTGGATCGATACTTCCGAGTGGAAGTACGGTTGCCGACCCGCGCGGGACGCGGTGCTGCGGCGAGTTGTTCGTTGTACGAGCGCACAACCGTGGGACAGTCAGGCTTACCGCGCTCATGCGCCGTCCACTTGACCGAAGAGTCAAAGTCTTGGCGGGCAACAAACCCGCGCTGATGATTCGTTTTCATAGAGAGCCTCCAAAGGCAAGAACGTGTAGGTAGGCGAAGTTGTGGAAGAAGGCGAACAGGACCACAGCGAACAGGGGGCTGCACTTAAGGGCCAGCCAGATTTCAGGATGTAGATTCATAGTTTCTCCAATGGGTGATAGGGGGCATGCGCCCCCCGTTAGGGTTAGTGATCGTAGTTACAACCGATGATCCATTTCTCTCCTTCGTGGTAAGCCGCGCCCTCATAGAAGCCACAGCATCCTGCGGCATAAGACGCCAAGAAAGCCTCCTTGCACAGCCCGTCAGACTCCCGGTAAGCGCGGAAGTTATCCGCGTAGTTCAGGTCGTACCGAAAGATGTGGAGCCTAAGCTCATGCCAAACCCAGTCGGGCACGTCGTCAAACATTCCTTTCCACATTCTCATTCTCCAGTGGGGGGGCGTGAGCCCCCCGTTAGGGTTTTAGTTCCAGACACCGTCGAGCGGTGGCACGGATGAAGCAGGTACAACCTCGGCAGAGGCGTCATCGTCGATGTCGTGCAGTACCGCAAGGTTCAGGCAGAGAACCAGCGTGTCGTCATCGGCGGTTTCAAACTCAAGCAGGTGGGGCACGTCGCCGACGACCTCCTTGACGATAGGGGACACCGCATTGTGCATGCGGATTAGGAACTCTTGTAGTTTCATGTTCATACTCCGTTGTTGGTAGGAAAAGGTGGGGCGAGGGGGTTAGCCCCCGCCCCTGTCGTCTCACTCATCCCAGAGGGAGAGGCGTTCCGTAGCGCGTTCGACCGTTGTCGCACGCTGGCCCGCCGGTTGACCGTCCCAAGGAAGACGCTTGATTTTCGCGATGTCTTTTTTGACGTCGTAGCTGACAATCGTGTAAGGGAACTTACGCGTGTCGTACTGGACGACGTCTGACTTCAGGAAGACCAGTTCATCTTCCTCCTCGGGCTCATCGGGCAGCGGTGCCGCCGTACGAACGGGCGGGACGTTTGCGGTACCGATGAGGTCCTCCATGCGGATAGCGCCGCGCTTAATAGCGTCGGCGATGGCCGCGTTGAGGGCGCTGTCTACAGCGGGAGCCGTCTCCGGCTCCGTGTCGCTGCCGAGCAGGTGACGCTTGAGTACTTCGTACTCGCGCTTCATCTCCTCAGCCCGTGCGAGGTAGGAATCAAGCTCATCAACGCTGTTGATGAACTCGCAGTTCCTGCCTCCCGTGCCTTGACCCGTCCGAATGAACGGGCCCGACCGGGCGGACTCACCGAGGGAGTAGGTGTACTCCTTGGTTTGGGGTTGACGACTAGCGGACGTTTGGGTGCGATAGCGATTTGCCATCGGCCACTCTCCAATGAAGCCCTTTGAGGTTAGCTCGCGAGGGGCTCCGGGACTCGCACGGCGACTGGCGCATGCCAGCCGGCAGGGCCAGCCGGTAAGCCGGCTGTGCGGGGTGGCTACGCCCCGTGCGAGGTCCGCTGTTCTAGTCTGTGCCCGTCTCGTGGAGGGTTAGGCTGTGTTGGACTCCCCAGTACTTCGGGGAGGGCCGCCTCCGGGACACCCTGCATTGTCTTTGGCCCCGTTGGGCCGCACCTCCTTTCGACA